GAAATTAAGTTTCCTGCCTTTGGCCTACGAGGACTATATCGTAAAATTTTCACATTTTTTTAACGTGTCTATTATCTCGATATTTTTATATTGTTTAAGTAATATTTTTAATTTTTTATCTTGTACTTTGGCCGCATGTGGATTTTTAGGATCAATATATCTATTATACTTTGGAAGGTAAAAATCTGGAAAGTAATTATGAATTATTCCATTTTCATCAATCCATGGTAAGGGATCGGGCCTAATCCACTCTATATTTAACTCATCTAATCTTTTAGCTAAAGCTAATTCCCAAGACGAATCTAATAAAATTCCTTTGTACTCAACAACACCTTTTCTCAATCTTCTATGGGTAGATGCTAAAGCTTTCTCTTTTATTAGGAGTTTACTTTTTTCAGTATGCCTTTTACCAGTCGATGCGACTCTTTGTTTTTCTCTTGTTGCTTCAGATACAATAGCACCATAAGTGAATTGATTATTAAAATTCCTTTTTGCTGATCTAGCTTTAATTAGATCTTTGTTATAAGAATCTTTTTTTGGGTTTTCTGAACACCATCTACTATGATTCGCCATCCATCCCTTAGATTTATCGGATATATCGAATTCTTTCTGACAGTGTTTACATATTCCCTTATTCACTAAAATACTCCTATATGGAAGCCCCTGGAGGAATCGAACCTCGTACCGTCCATCCACCTTTAAGGACTCGTTTAGAAGACGAGGAGTGGGGCAGGAGCCTTGATATAAAAGTATTTATAGTTTTGTAAATTTAGGCAGTTGCTCTATCCAACTGAGCTACGGAAGCGTTATCTTTATTTGTAGAAGTCAAACGAATAGGTTTGACCATTCTGTTTGAAAGTAATGGTACTGTGTGAATACACTTGTGTGCTTTCGTATCGGTATGTTGTTTCTTCCCAACACTTTTTACCGCCTTTATCAGCACCAATTACGCCTCCAATGACGGCACCGGCGGCGGCGCCTTTATCGTCACCAGTAACACCTTTGCCGATAATACCACCGATAATCATCCCAGCCAGAGCGTCACCACCTGCCGAACCATTGCGGCAAAATGTTTGAGTGATGGGAACACTGACTTCTTGCCATATGTAATGATCTTTAACCGTAGCCCGAACCGTATCGGCTGATGCTGATGTCGTAATGAGAGTTACTGCAATTGCTAGTACGATTTTCATTGACCGAGCCTTTCGTCCCAAAAGCAATATTTTTATTTATAGACGTTTCACTTTTTTCGAATATCAATAGCGATCAAGATACCGGCAACAAAAATGACAAATAGCCAGGTAATCCAAATCGGCGAAAGAACCCACCACCAAGACCACGTAATATAGTTTGTAAGCTTGAGTGTGATGAACACAATAGTAAGAAGACCAATGAAGCCAATGCCACTCGAAGACGAGCTACTATTCGTGTTGTTTGCCATATTAGTTCAGCCTTTCGTTCCAGAAAGCAGTATACATTTCTTTGTCAGTTTTCCAGCGAGGACGTACCGACACTGGAGAATCGTAAAGACCTACACGTTCGATAAACGCAGCGACTTCTTTATCAATTGCTAGCTCAAATTCAGATTTAACTGGCTTAGCATTTACTCGACGCATTTCGTCGACGACTGGGTTATATTCGGTATTCATACGATCCATTCACGTTTTTCTTTCATTGCATCGTGGGCGCAATCAACATAGTCTTTGTCTTCGTCTGTCATATGCGCCCAATACTTAGACAAAGACTCAATCAATTCAGCGACAGCATTAGGTGTTTCGATGTGCATTTGAGCATTCATCAAATGCTCTAGAGCCTGCATCTTTCGTTCGACTTTTTCAGCGATACTCATGCTGCCATACTCTTAATCATTTTCTCTTCTTCAAGACTTTGTTCAAGCTGAAGATCTTCTACGAAGAATTCAATCCGCATCATAAGATCTTCTTTCGTGTGGCCATAAGTTTTGGCGCGACGAACGATGTCTTTCAGGCGGATGATCACGGTGTCGTAGTCTTGCATCTGCATCTTTTTTCTCCGGTTTACTTATATAGAGTATACTAAACTCTGCCATATGTCAACAGGAAAAATCACTAAGTTCACGCATTCTTTTTACCCTTCTTGTTTTTCTTGTCTTCAACAATACGAGCTGCAAGTGCTTTGCTCTTGTCCCACATTTCTTGGACGTCTTTGTACCGCTGAGTCGTAATCCACTCGCCGGTCATAAAGCCCCAAGACTGAATTGCGCGGGTCTTCGTTCGATGACTTTGGATAAGACGAGACTTCATACAAACCGGTTCTTTAATCTCGTCAATCACGTCGAATTGTACGCCGAAGTCGATGTTTTTCGTATTCATCTTTTACCTCAAAAGTTGTAGTCATAGAAGCGCTTGGGCTTGTCGGACAGACGATGTTCGCCGTGGATCGACTTCCACTTTCCGCTTTTCTGCAGGCGAGCACGAACAACGGGCGAACCTTCGCGGGGGCTGTAGGTGTACTCTTGAGTGCTGTTGTTTACACAGTGAGCGCTAAAGCCGCCGGCGATCATCTCGGGTTTCCACCCGTCGACGAGCTTGGCATTCATCTCACGGATTTCGATGGTTTTGTCAGAAACAACACGAACAACTTCATAGGGGACGATGTCAGAGTAACCGATCAGATTCGCGAATTTCATGGTGTAGCCTTTCGTTGCCTTACTAGTTAAATATAGTACTTAGCTACGGAAATGTCAACCAGTTATTTTCGATTTTCGTTAATTTTTTTCGCTTGTCTTGCTGCCCATGCAGCTTCAAATCCAATCTCATGTACAACATTCTCGTGGTTGCCCCAGATCCTCTGGATGTATGAGTGATACGTATCCTCAATATCTTTTTCAGACCATGACTCGGGAATGAGCTGACCCTTAACAATCCAGTAAAATCGATTCGCTTCTTTAATTTGAAACAATGTCATAACGTTTCCTACAAATGTGTTCCGGAAAGAAAAATATAGTTGTCGTGTGCCCACACTGCAAGAAAACAGGAGGTGCCGGTGTCATGCAGCGTTGGCACTTCGACAGGTGCAGATCACTTAACGATTAAGTGTTTTAAGTGGCTCCTATTAATGCGGCCACCAATAAAGGCGTTATAGTATTCATCCGGTTTGAGTAGAACATCATTTACTACTTGTTCACGGAGTTCATAGTAACTCATTTCGGCAGTAGTCTTACATAGACGTAAGATTTTTCTTTGAAACCGATCAGGGCCAAACTCTTCTATAAGCGACCTTACTTCCTCGCTTGAGCCGTAGTAATCCATCCAATCAGATTCAGAAACAACCTTGCGTTTCCGTTTTTGACCCTTCAGAGGTTTCAACGTACGAGTTGAACTGAGTTTTTTCTTTCCGACATATTTTTTACCATTCAACGTATCGGTTATTTCATAGACGAAACCAGCATGTCCATTAATATCTTCCGAAGAGAATGGCTTCCCTTCGTACGTCCAGCTCATTCTTCGTCTAGCTCTTCATCCCACTCTTCTTCGTCGTCATCGTCATGAAAAAGAGATTCTCCACAAAATGGGCAGAAACAAATCTCACCGTCTTCATAATGTTCAATCGAAAATTCTGAGTCGCAAACTTCGCAGACTAAATCTTCTTTGTTCATGATAGTCTCCTTCAAATAAAATGGGCAGGATTTGCTCCTGCCCTATTTATCTTTCCGGATATTAGGCTTCACACGCCTGGCAATTCATAATATCACGCACAAGCTGCTGTGCCGGATTTGTCGATCGCTGATAGTAGAAAGTCTTTACACCAAGTCTCCAACCTTCGATAATAAGAGCATTCACATCCTTTGGTGATACATCAGGAGCAATCAACAAGTTCAATGACTGTGCTTGGTCGACATACTTTTGACGAGCTGCTGCTTGCTGAACGATGCTAATAGGTGCAATCTCAGAGAAAGTCTTGAATACATCCTTTTCAGTCTGAGTAAGGAACTCGAGGTGTTGCACTGATCCACCATGCTGAAGAACAGACATCCAAGTTTCATCGTCATTCTTGCCATGCGCTTCAAGAACATATACGAGGTAAGGATTCTTGTAGGTGAACTTACCTTTTGCAAGGTCCTTCGTAAAATAATTCGAAGCAAGCGGTTCGATAGAAGGTGATACCTGACCAAGAATAAAACTAGATGAGGTTGTAGGAGCAATTGCGCAACGAGTAAGATTGCGTACACCATATCCAAGTAATCCTTCTGGTTCGCCATACTCTTCTGCAAGCTCTTTCGAAGCAGAAAGAGAACGGTCGTCAATGAACTTGGAGATCTTAATCGAAAGCATGTGAGCGTCAAATGATTCAAACGGAATCATCTTTGATTGAAGATATGAATGCCAACCAAGCTGGCCAAGACCAAGCGCTCTCCAGTGGCGAGCAAAGTTATTTGATGCTTCCATATACTTTACGCCATCGGTCTTTTCGATGTATTCTTCCATAACGGCGTCAAGGAACCAGATCATGACCTCGACTGCGTCGGTATTCACCCATTCGTCGAAAGTAAGAATATTCATTGAAGCAAGATTACAAACAAACGACCAATCTTTCGATGAAGGAAGCGCAATCTCCGAGCAAAGATTTGAAGCCCAGATCGGAATATTCTTATCTTTCAAGGCTTGTGGTTTGTTGTTGTTCACAGTATCGGTAAAGAACAGGTAAGGATAGCCGGTCTCTTTACGCTTACGAAGAACACGAGCCCATACGGTGCGCTTTTCTGCATCGCCAGCAATCATTTCTTCCATCCACTTGTCAGTGATGGTTACACCCATCGAGACATTCTGAATAGGACTGCCAACTTCACGAATATCAAGAAACTCCATAATGTCCGGATGTTCGATCGGAAGATATGCCGCGAACGAGCCACGACGAGTCGACCCTTGGCTGATGACGTCAACACCTGTATCCCAGAGTGCGAGGTAGTAGGCAGGACCGTTTGCCTTACCATTTGCTCCACCTTTGATGTCAGTACCGCGAGGGCGAATAGCACCAAGGTAACCTGAAGTACCAGCGCCGAGTTTGCTCTGTGTACAAACTTCACCAAACTTATCGAGGAAGCTTTCAACCGAGTCTTCGATGAATACTCCATTACAAGAGATAGGAAGACCCTTCTTCGTACCAAAGTTTGACCAGACCGGTGAGGAGAGGGAATAGAACCCTCTGCTCATATAGTCATAGAACTTATCAGCGAAACCTTCTTTATCGAGAATACGTTCAGCTGCTTTTGCAATCTCGCGAACTCTCTCTTCAACCGTCATATTACCGTCAATATATCCACGCGAAAGAAATGTACGTGAATCTTCATTTGCCCATGCAAATCCCATTTTATTCTCCTTAGAATAGATCTTCAGCTGTAATTGCTTTGCCCTTCGAATATTCGACCGGTCTCTTTTGGAAGAAGTCAGTCATATTCGCGCCGTAGAGTTCTTCATCGAACCAATGCGTTTTCTTTACGAGTTCAGCATCATATACAATCGCAGAGCTGTCAAAACCGATTTGATCGATAGACTCTTTCATGCGCTTAGCGATAAAGGCTTTCAAAATGCTTGCATCAAGGCCCTGAACGGCGTAGTCACCCATAATCCAGTCGATAACTTTCGATTCAGCTTTCAGCGAGTCGATGCATTCACTCTCAATACGCTTTTGGAGCTCTTCATCAAACAGCTCAGGATATTCTTCACGTAGAGTGTTAATGATCTTGATGCCAACCTGTGCATGAAGCATCTCTTCGTTACGAGTATATTGAACTTGTTGTGCACAGTCTTTGAGAACTGCTTTGTTACGGTTGAAATGCATGATGATATAGAACTGCGAGAACAGAGACACATTCTCGACAAACAAAGTGAAGAGAGTAATAGCGTAAATATACTGCTTCTTTGCGTCGTCTTTGTAAGTCTTCTTGAGGTACTTACGAAGGTAGTTAACGCGGCCTTTAATCACTTCTTCGTTTAGATTCTGCTCAAACACGTGAGTAAGCTGAAGAACGTCGAGGAGCTTTTCATATGCTAGATTGTGAATCACTTCAGAATTCGCCATTGCAAATCCAAGATCACGAAGTGAAGGATGAGGAAGGTTCTTACCTAGATCAGCCCAGAATGTTTTAACCGCAACTTCAATCTGTCCGATAGCAGATAGTGTTTTTACGATAACTTCCTGTTCCTGCTCAGTTAGATCAGTTTTAAACTGAGAGTAGTCTGATCTAAAATTGAACTCATCGGGAGTCCAGAAGCCTTGCCAGATTGCATCGATGAACTGCTTAGTCCATGGATATAGATCTGGTTTACGTGAAATTTGTTCTTCGAATAACATTTATTCCTCTTTCTTATTTTTCTTATACAGCCATCGGAGCTTTCAGCGATTCCATCGGGTCATATCCCACCAACTCAAAATCAGAAGCACATAATGTTTGAATGCTGTCGACGTTAAGTGACTGCAGTTCAGGCATTTTGAGAGTAGGTAATTTTCGAGGAGTTCGCTTAAGTTGTTCACGTACTACATCTTCATGAGTACTATATATATGCGCGTCACCTATGCTATGTACTAAATATGCTACTTCCAGTGAACAAATTTGCGATATCATATGTGTAAGTAGAGCATAACTTGCGATATTGAATGGTACTCCAAGAAACATATCAGCCGAACGTTGATACAGATGGCAACTTAGTTTACCGTTGATAACCCGAAACTGCGCGAGTACGTGACAGGGTGGTAGTGCCATTTCGGAGAGTTGTAGAGGATTCCATGCCGAAAGGATAATTCGTCTTGAGTCAGGATTGGTTCGTATCTGTTTAACAATGTCTTCGATTTGGTCGTGGCCTTGGCCGTTAAAGTTGCGCCATTGCGATCCGTAGACTGGCCCAAGCTCTTTGGTGTATTCATCGTGGTGGTGTCCAAGAGCGCGACCTTGAGCGTAGGCATTTGCTGTCCAAATGGTCTGCTTTCCAACCAAGTCAACTCGATGCTTCTCATAAGTGATTTCAGCGAGTCTTCTTTCATCTGTACTTCCTTCTAAAAACCAAAGTAGTTCACCGACAACAGCTTTCCATGCGAGACGCTTTGTTGTAACTGCTGGAAACCCTTCACGAAGATCAAATCGCATCTGGTAACCGAAGACCGAACGTGTACCAACTCCAGTGCGATCAGAACAAACTTCTCCATTGTCAAGAATATACTGAAGTGCATCATGATACTGTTTCATACTCGACTCCAAACACTAAATGAACAAATGTCAGAATTTTTACTATCAACCAATCGAATAAAGGGTTTCAATTGTTCTGGATTGAGAAATGTATCGCATCCATAAGCATCTTTAAATTTAGTCAAGTACAATCTTTCGCAGAATGGAAGAGCTTGAGCATAGATATTGCCACCGCCGATGACCCAGATATTCTTGTTTGGGTATTCCATCTGTAGGGTTTGTAGCATAGAACCCATGTCTCGAGGGGCGATGTCAATTACACGATGTGGAATTCCATGTAATCGTTCTGGGTGATTGCTCAGAATAATGTTTATCCGTTTTGGAAGCTTCATAGAACCAATCGATTCCCAAGTTTTACTTCCCATAACAACCACGTCGTCTGTAGTATTATCTCGAAACCATTTCATATCTTCTGCATGATAGGGCCATGGCAGGCCGCCATTTTTACCGATACCATGTTCAGTATCACAAGCCACAATCGCACTAATCATATCCACCTCATTCTTAATACAGTATATCTATACGATCCAGAATCTATACTATCACATATGCAGAAAATGTCAACTTATAAATATGAAGTGTAATACAACGTGTAACCCTTGACCTATACCATGATTTTGTAATTAACAAGAAAGGATAGGTCTATGAAAGCAGGACTTTTAGATATGTACAAATACCTACCAGTTGTGGCTTTACTTCTTGGACTCGTAGTAGTGTTCTTTGCAGATGATAAATATCGTTATGCATGCCAGGATCCGGCAAATTGGAGCACACCTGAATGCGAACCTCCAATTTGTACAGCATCCGGAACATGCCCAGAGAACTTAGTCACGCTAGACGGTTCACCGGTATCTTCTGAACAACTAACAGAAATGGTTGCTGAGATTGAAGCATCTCAAGCTGCAGTTGGTATTAAACCGGCTGAAGTTGCGACCGAAGAAGAAACACCACTATATGAAGAGGTAGAATAATGGCCGGCAAAAAAGATACTATTGAAGAACTCAACGCAAAACTTCGTTTCATTGTAGGTGTTTGCCTCGCATTCACTCTCACCGGAACGATCTTTGCAGTTCTTTACTCACTCATTCATGTGACTCAACCGATGTTTGTTTCACCAAACGATCAAAAGTTCTTTGAGCTTATTCAACCAATTGCAACGTTCTTGACCGGTACATTATCCGGCATAATGTTGTCTGGTTCAGGTACAAAAGCTTCAAAGAAAGACGAAGACGAAGCTGCCTAACAACGGCGCCATTCGGCAAGAGTTAATCTTCCAGACAGACCAGAATAAGTATTCTCGTCAATAATCAACTCTACCTCAGCGGTCGTAAGTCCGCTGAGTACCATATCATTAATATCCTTCACTGTAATCTTTGAAGGCCATATACATATCTTGTATCCACGATCGATCATTTTCTCCATACGAGAAACGATCTCTTTGTTACGTGGTTCGTTATCAAACACAAATACCGCATTATCAAGATTTTCAAGACCAGTTGCATTACCATCTGCGCCGGCCATGGCTACAGCATTTGATAGAAACAACGAGTCAATAGGACCTTCGACCACATAATACTTCTTATTGAAGTCGACTTGATCGAGCCCAAACAGCTTCGCTTTCTCTTCAAGCATGATAGTAATATATCGAATAGATAGCTTGTCGAATGCACGGCCCTGAAAACCGAACACTACACCATTCTGATCGATCAGAGGTAGGACAAGACGAGGCAGGTCACGTTCGGGCTGTGGAAGCTTATTCGGAATAAGACTATTCACCCAAGTATTGAACTTCGGCGCATAGTAGAGACGATGATGTGCTTTTGTTGGAATATTGCGCTTGTTAATATAAGACCGTGCAGGATGATCTGCAGGTAACTGTCCCATCCGTTTGATCTTAAGTAGAGGTGATCCGGAACGCTTAAAGTTTGGTACTGGAGCTGTAAGAGTCTCAAGAGCCTTAGGTTTCTCCTGAGGAGGCTTCAAGGACATCTTATCAAACTTTGAATCGATTACGTAGTCGTTATAGAGACCAACATCTGTAAGCTTGAGCAATCTCCAGAGCGGGTGGCTTTGACCACAGTTGAAACAATGGAACATTGCAGTTGTATCTTTTTCGATCAACCATCCACGACATAGAGTCTTCGACTTCTGGCTGTCACCACATATCGGACACCGAAAGTTAGCTTTGTATGGATTTGATTGCTTGACCTTATATCTCTCTAGACGAGTAGACAGAATGCCACAGTACTTTACATCTACGAGATTCATGATGATTGATCCTAAGTATATTCATAAG